TAAAATTCTGTTACAAACAAACGGTGTGTCTTCATTTCATGGGATGATAACAACCCATGGTGGTATAAATGTCACATCGGGGACGGTTGATGTATACCACTCAGCGGCACAATTCAGGGTTGGTACATCTGATAATGATTATAATGCCACTATAGACCAGGATGGTACCTCTACATTTAACGGTGCGATGACCATCAATAATACTCTTGCAGTAAGTACTGGCTACCGTACGACTTTAAATGGTGGTTTAACCGTTCCCACTGGTCAAACCGGTTCGTTTCTTGGAGCAACCGAGTTTGCTGATACCTCGTCATTCGGTGGTATAATGACGGTGAACGACAATATAGAGCAAAGAGGTGGAAGGTTTACTATGTTCGATAATAACGATGAAAATGTTAAACTAACTCGAACTGGAAATGGGTCTTTCAGGGGTACGTTAAGTGCGTCTGCTATCAAATGTACTGGAGACGATGGTAACGTAGAAATTTACAATCAGCAAAATGCTAATTTAAAGATTGGTACGGCTACTAACGATTTTAACACTATTCTCGATAAAGATGGTAATGGTTCATTTAAACGAACAATGACTATAGAGGGTAATGGTCAAACAGAGGCTCTTATCCTAGATGGTGATATATCATGGCGTCATAGCGGAACTGAAACATGTCGTTTGAGTGTTGGTACAGATGGTACCAATGGTGAATTATTGATTGGAGGAGCATTGAAGATAAGGAATGGAGACGCAGTTACAGATACGGTTACCGCAGAAATCGATAATAGTGGTCATGGAACTTTCGATCAGATATCATGTAGTACATTCAACGGAAATGTAGGTTTCACCGGAGAAGTTACAGGAACTGATTTTATTATTTCATCAGATGAACGTCTAAAGAGTGACATTAAAAAGATTCCTAAAGCTCTCGATAAAGTAAAAGAGCTTTCTGGGTACACATACACGATTAACGAAAAGGAATCTGCGGGTGTTATTGCTCAAGAAGTATTGAAGATTCTCCCAGAAACTATCTCTACAAGGGATGATGGTTACTATGCTGTATCGTATCACGGTCTCATAGGTCTTCTCATTGAAGCCGTCAAGGAACTTTCTGAGAAGGTTAAGTAAACATTTCTTTTTTCCCACGACTATTACATAGTCATGGCAAAAACGAATTACATTCTATAAATTTCAAATTCTTCTGAAGGGAACATTATACGTGCGATACCTAAAGCTTTTTTTTCTTCTTCATTTACGAGACGCTCTCCGTGGGTATCGAACAAACTTGGCACTTGTATAACCCGTTTATGTGCTTCATCCACAGTCATCAATTTATCTTTATCTTCACCTTTTAGACAAATACGGTAAAGAGTCGGCTTTGCTCTGTGAATTAAGTTTTCATTATTATGTTCGATCATAAATCCCACACTTTTTCTTTTTGTATCCTTTGTAGCGATATAATGCCATAAAAATCCGTCACTTGGAATGTCAAACTCGTTTACATTCCATCCTTTTTTATCATACCTTGTGACAATTTTACCTTCAACATTGTCATAGTATTTAAAAAAACTTTTATCATCTTCTTCCGCCCACGTGAGATATATACGTTTACCGGGAGCATCGGCGTTTGTATGCCAAAAACACTCCGCATTTGGTGGATAATAAAATGTACCTCTATGCATAACATTTTTCGCGTCATAATATTTTTTTAATATACACGCTATACGATGAATTATTTGACCACAAAAATTCCTATTGTAACTTACTCTGTTTGAATATGTTGGTAACTGGAATTTTTCAGGGCCACATAATTCAGTATTGATCATCATCTGTAACGCTTCAAATTCTTTATCAGGATCTTCTGATGGTTTTTTATTAGGGTCAAAATTATGAAACTTGTAATATTCGGGACCCTCACACCAATTTACTTTATCAAGTTCATTCAACTCTTCTTTTAAAAGATCTAGCATATATTGGATACATAAATTATCCTTAAATCACATTTGTCATACTCATATGATGAGTATGGGAAATGGGAATTTTCGTTTACCTGTCTAACGTGTCCATCAACGCAAGTGTCAACACACCAACAATGAAGAACATGACTACGTAGTTACACTCTGTATCTTCCACTGTCGTCGGTTTCTTCTGAGGGACCGCAACCCGTCTTTGGGCTGGAGGAGCGACGGGCTCCTCCTCGATTGGACAGTAGCCTATCATTTATAATATGTCTACAGATTAATTTCTGTCTTCTTCCTTCTCCTCTTCCGACCAGAGCTTCCTGCAACATTTACTTCCTTCACCTCACCACCAGTAGACTCCCCCGAAATGGAAACAATGTCAGACACATTGTCATCCTCGTCAATTAGAGGAGGATCTTCACGAACAGTCTCAAGAGGCTTTGTGTTCATTGGTGGTGGAGGAGGCATCATAATACCTCCCATAAGAGACGAAATGTCGACACCAGGTCCCTTCATCTCATAGGGTCCATCTGGGTTATCCGGTGCCTGAGACTGGGTAGCTGTATTCTGCACCGCTGACATCATATTCTTGACTAGATCAGGGTTCTGCTTCAGTACATCATTAACATTGGGTATGGCTGCTTGAACATGGAATTAGTAAGATGAAACATCATTGCCGAACCACCAAGCATCATGATCAACTTCACCTCTGGTGCCACATTCACCTTGTTCCTATATTTCACGTATAGCTCTTCAAATACTCCCATCATAATCCTCAACTGACTCCATCACACTTTCAGACCAACCTTCGAGCTGAATCTCGAAAGGGTTGTAGCGTTTATTAAGAAATTCGAGACCAGTAACACAAGCGACAAGCATACGCCTCGAGAAACGAATACTCTGATCAACTTCTATACCATACGTGATACGCTTAACTTCCGTTCGAATCTCGTCAACACTCGAATACATATTGAGACGCTTATTGGTGTTTACACCCTTCTTTTCAAGACGTGCAAGTTTGTTTAGTAAATCGGCTTTTTCTTCGTCAATAGAGGTATATCCCTTGGACGGCTGTTCTTCGGTGTATCCACCACCTCCACCCATTCCCATATCGACGTCATCATCCTGGAAGTCACCATATTCGCCGTAGTCTATTTCTTCAGCAGGGGGTTTAGGTGGAGCTGATTGTTTTGTGGGATTAGCGAACGCGTCGATCTCTTCCTGTCTGTTTACCGGGGGAGGCCTGGATGAAACCATAGGCCTGGGCCTGGGCCTGGGCCGCGAAGGCGGGGCAATTTGAATCTCATCCATCAGAGCCTGTTCATTTTCGTCCAATTTAAGGATCTCGGTATCCCCCCGATCTAGGATAATCTCTTCGTCCATCTACTCTTTATAATGAAACTAAAGTACTATCTTTAACGCACTTTCATAAAAAATGTTACTTAATATTAAATGAAATTTAACCGTAATACCCTTTTGGTAATCCTCAGTGTAGTTGCCATCGGCTTCCTTATTCGTCGTACTGTGATGAGCTGCTACCAACCCAGACCCATTGAAGTTGAACCCGTCAACGAGGATTCGCTTCACGAACTTGAATACAAGCTCGAGTGTACTCCAGGTCACACCGCCGAGGGTAGCACATACACCAAGGCCCTCACTCCCGGTGGTCTCTGCAAGTCGGAGCAACTTGTGAGGGACCAGGCGAGTTATGCGATCGTAGATGGAATTGGTGGATCTTTAATCTAAACATACTGTAAATGACAACAGTTGCTGCTGTTAGATTAGATGTTCCCGATTTTGATTATGAGTACCACACTATTACTGTTGATACCATTGGTCAATCGAGTGCAAACACTTTTACAGCGTATCTCAACACACCTCTCAGGAATGTTGTACAAGCTCGTCTTCTAGGTGCACGTATCAAAACGATTCACAGCACAGAACACTGTTACATCTCGATAGATGAACTCGACAGTAATTTTGCCGATAGAGCAACGAAAGACCCCCCTCTTTCTACTTCTTCTCAGCCAGGGTTGTCTGTTTTACGAAACTCTTTTGCTAGTCTCATAAGTGAAACATCGGCAACTTCTGGAGATCAGGTCGTATCCTTCAAGGACAACTACATAGTTGCCCAGCAATTTTTAGATCCCATTGCCAAACTCGATCGTCTCACAGTTCGTATTCGTGACGAGGATGGCAACACAATTAAGAATCCTTCTTCCGCAGGTAATAACTTTCTCGTACTTCGTTTTGTATGCAAAAAGTCGAACTTAAAATAAACCTTTCCTTATTGTAACTATGTCATCCGGTATAGTGAAACTTATCGCTATTGGTTCTCAAGATGAGCATATT